TTCATCTTGCGGATTCAACGCATCAGGTCTGACTTCTTTCACACAAAGGACTGTAACAGTTGGAAAAATTAAGGTTAACGAAGCATTGTGCTTGAAAGACCTTGAAGCAAAGTACTTGCAGAAAGCACTTCCTGCTGGTTCTATGTATGATTCAATGATTTATGCTGAAGAGTATTCTAAGCGTAAAACAGAGAAAATCTCTTCTCAACTTGAGAAAGCACTTTGGCAAGGTAACACATCAAGCGTTGACGTAAACTTGAACAAGTTTACAGGTTTGATTTCTTTGATTACTTCAGCAGGTGCATCAGTTGTAAATGCCAATAGCGTAGCACTTCACGGAGTAGTTGAAACCGCCATTACCGATGCAAACGTAGTTAGCATTTTTGATGATATCTACAAAGCAATTCCTGCTCAAGTAGTTGACAAGGATGATATGGTTATCTTCTGCGGTATGGACACATTTAGGACCTACACTGTAAAGTTGAAGTCTTCTAACTTGTTCCATTACAAATACGATGAGGCTGCAAATGGTCAGTTTTTCCTTCCAGGTACAAACGTGCGTGTAATCGCAGTACAAGGTTTGAATGGTACAAATGACATCGTTGCTGCAAGGATTTCTAACTTCTTCATCGGTACAGACCTTTTGAACGAAGAGGAAAGATTTGAAATCTTCTACGCTAAGGAAGCAGACCAAGTTCGTTTTGTTTCTGAGTTCAAAATGGGAATTAACTTTGCTTTCCCTGATGAGATTGTCAAGTTCTTCATTTAAATAACATTGATGGTGAGGGGTGGTATCCATCCCTTGCCTTCATTTTAAATTTTATAATATGCCGTGTGCTTTAACTCAAGGATATGTACTGGACTGTAAAGAGTCCATAGGTGGTATCAAAGCGGTCTGGTTCATTCCATTCGCTGATGTAACTACGATAACAGAGGCATCAGGCGTTGTTACTACTATTACAAAGTCAGCAGGCAAGGTGTTCTACAAGTACCAACTTGTAAAGCAAACCTCTTCACTTACCGAGAATATCACTGCCTCTGTTGAGAATGGCACTGTATTCTATGCACAAGAATTATCTATCATCCTCAATAAACTTCAAGCAAGTACAAGGAACGAAATTTTGCTTCTTGCAAAAAACAATCTCCTTGCAGTGGTTCAAGATGGTAACGATAAATATTGGTTGCTTGGTAAGGTAAATGGTGCTGATTTGACTGGTGGCAATGGTGCAACTGGTGTTGCCTATGGAGACAGGAATGGTTATACTTTGACCTTTACAGGCAATGAACCTGCACTTGCTCCCGAGGTTTCAAGTTCAATAATTGCAGGTCTTACTGCGTAAATAGGAAGGTTTAGAATTGAGTAGGGCATCCATATCGGATGCCTTTCTTTTTGGGTAAAAGTTAAGGGATTACCTATTTAGACATAATGATACAACTCACACAAGGAGCAACGGAGTTTATTTACCTAACATTAACGGAGAAGCAGACACTTGCCTCACCGAATTACTTGTTCCGTTTTGTCAATAGGACCACACGGGATGAGGTTGCTTTTGTGCTTTTGTTTGCTCTTGATGTATCACCTTTCAAGGATAGGTACAATAAATTTAGCATCAAAGTACCGAAGTATTTTGGATTGGGTAACATTGGAGAGTGGTTGTATTATGTATATGAGCAAACAAGTGCATACAATATAGACTATACCCAAGCAACGGGATTGCTTGAAGAGGGAATAATGAAACTGTCACCATCAACCACTTTTGAATATACGCAGCACGAGGTTGACAATACATATATAACAAGATGAATGATTTAGTAATACTTAATTTCCAAGAAGCAAGGCAACCCGAATATCGGGAGAAGAGGGGCAAGGGGTATATTGAGTTCGGTGAAAAGAACGATTACCCTAACTATCTTTTATCACTTTACAATAAAAGTGCAAAGCATAACGCTATTGTCAAGGGCAAGGTTAATTACATTATCGGAAACGGATGGAAGAGTGATGAGGTAGACCCTATTGCGGACCAATTCATTGCACAACCTAATCAGTTTGAATCTTTAAACGATTTAACAAGAAAGGTATCTATTGATATTGAAATCTTCGGTGGTGCCTACCTTGAGGTGATTTGGTCCGTAACGGGTGGACAGTTAACCGATGTCTTACACATTGACTATACTAAAATAAGGTCCAACACGGATAATACTCAATTTTGGTATAAGAAAGATTGGAATGAGAGAAAGGATGAGTTAATCCCTATGATGGCATTTAACACGAAGGTCAGACAAGGGAAGCAGATACTTTACATTAAGGAATATAGACCAGGTTTAGATACTTATGCTCTACCAGGTTATATGGGTGCATTGAACTATATTGAATCTGATATAGAAGTCAGCAGACACGTTCTTGGCAATGCCCAAACGGGATTCTCTGCATCCAAACTTATTACACTTCCCAATGGTGAACCTTCTCCCGATGAGAAGCGTAACATTGAAAGAAGGTTTACGGATAGATTTAGCGGTAGTGATGGCAAGAAGTTTATTTTATCGTTTACTACTGACCCTGCACGAAAACCAATTATTGAGGACCTCGGAGCAAGTGATATTACAAAAGAGGACTTCACGAGGGTTGATTTAATTATTCAGAATAATCTTTTCGCAGGTCATCAAATTACATCACCAAGTCTTTTCGGTATTGCCGAACCTGGTCAGTTGGGAAGCAGAACGCAGATAAGGGATTCGTATGAGATATTCAAGAACACTTATGTAAATGATAAGCAGCAGTTCCTTGAATCAATATTTAATCAACTTGCTACCTTAAAGGGTGCGACTTCTGAGATTACGATTGTACCTGTTGAACCTATCGGATTTGAATTAAGTGAACAAGCACTATTGCAGGTTGCTCCTAAAGAGTGGTTATTGGAAAAGGCAGGTATTGATGTTTCTAAATATCAACCAACTGCGGCAACTCAACCAAGCATTAATCAAGAACAAGTTGAGGTAAACGATAATTTGAAGAATCTAAGTGGTAGACAATACCAACACTTGATGAGGGTGATTAGGCAATTCTCACAGGGTAAGATATCCAAAGAGATTGCAAGTACAATGCTCAAGTCGGGTCTTGGAATGACCGACAATGAGGTTAATGCAATGCTTGGAATAGATGATGACCCAATGACAGAAGACCTTAATTTTTCTGCACTTGATGAGGACACTGTTATAGGCTTATTCAGAGAGGTTGGTGAACCGAAAGAGGATTATAACATAATTCAATCTAAAGCGGTTTTTAGCAGTCGGGATGCGTTTGCAGAGGGTGATTTGATAGACAAGACACTTGATAAGCAAATCCTTGCCTTGATTGATAAGGATAGGAAGATAAGCATTGATGACATTGCAAAGGCGGTAAGGAAAAGCAGAGAGGTAGTACAAGGTCGGTTGAGTTATTTGGTTGAATCGGGTGCAGTAAGTTATGACCCAAAGATTGAGGAACGTAAACTCACCAAACCATTGAGCAAGTTGGTTGATGATATGGATGTAACAACCTTTGAGGTAAAGTATTCCTATGAGTGGAAACCGATTGTACCAAGTTCACAAAGAGATACTCCTGCACATCCTTCAAGGACATTTTGCAGAAAGTTAATATCAGAGGATAGACTTTGGAGCAGAAGCGGAATAGAGTTACTTAGTGCAAGACTTGGTTACTCCGTATTTGATAGGGGCGGTGGTTGGTGGGGAGATTCACCAAGTTGCAGACACGAATGGAGAAGGAACGTAGTAGTTAAAAAGAAAAAATAATGAGCAGAAATATACTTTTTATTTCAGTTGATACGATAAAGGACAGAACAGGTTTGCACGTTAACGTAGACCCTAAGTTGGTCTTTCCTGACATCCTTTATGCCCAAGATGCATACATCCTCCCTGCACTTGGAACTGCATTGTATGAGAAGTTACAAACGGGTATTGAGTGCGGTGATTTGAACTGTGATGAAGAAACTTTGTTGAATACCTACATAACACCTTGTTTAGTTTACTATGTTATGAGTGAACTCCCAATGGCATTGTCTTATCAATTCTACAATAAAGGAGTAGTACGGAAGTCGGGTGATAATCAAACCGAACCGAGTGCATCAGAATTGGCAGATGTTGCCAATCGTTATGGAGCAAGGGCAGAGTTTTACAAGCAAAGGTTGATTAAGTTCTTAAAGCAAGAATCTCAAGCAAGTGCTAAATATCCCGAATACATAAACCCTGGCACTGGAGTTGATACCATTGTTCCCGACAATGATGCCTACACCACTACAATATGGTTGGGAGATTATGACTGCGGAAGGTATAAAACATTTGAAGAAAAATATCAAGGAGACATAAATCGTTGTTGTGGCGAATAAAACATACACTAAAAAGAACCAAGAGAAACTCCGTGTTTATCTTGAAAAAATAAAAAAGGATGACCCTAAACAATCTGATAAAGACAATAGAAGACTTGGGAAATGCCCATCAACAAATCAAGACAACCTTTTACGGAAACGCTTTTGATTTTTTGAGTAAGGGTACGGACAATGTCTATCCTGCTTTATTCTTTGACCTAACGGGTGCATCCATCAATGGTAAAAGTTCAACTATCAACTTCACCATGTTTTTCTGTGATAGGGTACTTCCCGAGCAATCAAATGAGCAAGAGGTTCTATCGGACCAATTACTCACTGCTCAAGATATTATTGCACAGTTGCATTATAACGATTACGATTTCGTTCTTCAAGATGCGGTTACGCTTGATTTCTTTACGGAAGACACACCCGAATACTTAGCAGGAGTTAGTGCAACTATTGCACTTGATTTACCATACTTACAGAATAGGTGTGAAGTTCCAACAGACTACACTTATCCATCATAAACCTATTTAAAGAAAAAGAAAATGGCATCAGATTTCAGACCAGGGAAACTTGATATTCAAATTTGGAGAAATGACACTTGGCAGCAGGTGTTTACTCTTTTGGCAGATACTACACCAATAAACTTATCAGGTGCAACAGTTTATATTCAGGTCCGCAAAGGGTGTGCAGGTACTCTTGCATTGACTTTGACTAATGGAAGCGGTGTAACTATCGGAGGTGTGAGCAATAACCAAATCACAGTAAACAAGTTGGTTAATATAGACAAGGGAAATTATGTGTGGGATATGCAGGTTACTTTTACAGACTTGACTGTTAAGACCTACCTTGAAGGTGATTTTATTGTGTATGATGATGTAACTAAACCATAGAAGATGAGCATTGATGTAAACGTAACGAATGATTTAGTAGTAGTTACAGAGAGCAGTGAAGATATAACGGTTAACGTTAGTAATGCCCCTGGTCCTGCGGGGCAAGGTGTTCCTGTTGGTGGAACTGCTGGTCAGGTATTAAAGAAACTTAGCAATACCAATTACGATACTTTTTGGACTTTAGATGGTGTTGGTGTTCCATATACGGGTGCAACGGGTGATGTCAATTTGGGAGCGTTTAATTTAACCGCTACATCAATCATCAAAAGCGGTGGCACATCTTCTCAATTTCTCAAAGCGGATGGTTCGGTTGATTCAACTACTTACCAACCATTACTCACTAATCCCGTAACGGGTACAGGTGCAACGGGACAAGTTGCATATTGGAACGGAACGAATAGTCAGACGGGTTCAAACAATCTGTTTTGGGATGCTGCGAATAGTAGGTTGGGGGTATTTAACTCATCACCACTTTATAATTTAGAGGTAGGAAGTGTTTCAAAAACTACAAATAGCATTGTAAATACCGCAACTGACAATCCACGAAGGGCAGGATTTTCTGTTGATAATGGTTCAGAGAATAGATTTTTTGCAGGATATGTTGGTTCTACTACTTTTAATGAAGCTAATTCAGAAGTATATATAGGAAGTCCAGCTGGTTATAAATTAGCATTTGGAACAAGTAATACTATAAAGGCAAAAATATTTAATACAGGCAACCTTGTCCTCCAAAACGGAGGCACATTTTCCGATGCAGGTCAGCGTTTGCAAGTACAGGGTGATGCGTTTATAAAGGGGAGTGGGGCAACGAGTGGGACAATAGGATTACAAGTTCAAGATAGTGGTGGGGCAAATATGTTAAGATTGCTGAATGACACTACTTTAAAAATAGGAAGTCAAAATGTTGATATATTCCCAACCGCAAATGGTAGTTCAGTTTCTAATGCAGGTAGAGGTTTAATTATTTCAACAGGTGCAGGAAGTCAAGGAACGGGTGCATTGAAAGTGGTTGGAACATCACTTGATGCAAGTGGGAATAATTGGTCATTGTGGTTATCTCATACCTTTGGTGCATCATCGGGAACTGCAACACATAGTGGATTATTGTTAAACCAAACCATCAACCAAACAGGTGGTGCAAACGGAATCACAAGGGGTTTATACGTTAATCCAACTTTAACTGCCGCAGCTGATTGGCGTAGTATTGAATGGTCAAACAATAGCGGTTGGGGATTGTATGGGGCAGGAACTGCGAATAATTATTTGGGGGGCAGACTATCTATAGCAACAACAAATACACCGAGGAGATTAAATATAGAGCAAGCGAATGGAAGTACCGCAGCTTCAATTGGATTATATTCAAGTGGAACATTGGTATCTGTTATTGGTATAGATACTGCAAGTACAACTGATTTGCAAATAGCGACTGCACAAAGCATAAGATTCTATGCAAGTTCAACTATTGGAAATATTGTTACCGAACCTACTAATGAAAAAATGCGACTCACCGCAGCAGGGCGATTGCTTTTGGGAACAACAACCGAATCAACATTCATACTTGATGTCAACGGAACTGCGAGGGTGAGCGGGGATTTATTTGGCAGTTCTTATTTTCTTAATAGAACAAATAGTGGTGGTTATTATTCAGGAACATCGGATAACTTTGGATTTTGGTATACTGGTAGTGTAGGTAACATAAGTTTAGCAAACGCACAACCTATTGTTTTTTCTACGGCAAATACAGAACGCCTCCGCATCACAAGTGGGGGGAATTTACTTGTGGGAACTACGACTGACGCAGGGCAGAAGTTGCAAGTTGCGGGAACGACTAAATCAACGGCAACAAATATACCTTTCCAATCTGTTGTTACAAGTTCAGAAATGTATAATTCATTTTTTGTAAATACATCAACCTTAATTGGGTATATTGGTAATGGCGATGGTATAATAACTAATGGTGGTACTAATAATTTTGGGATAAGAGCAGAAGCAGATTTAATTTTTGCTGCTGGTGGAAATAATAGAAGAATGACCATCACCTCAGGTGGCAACCTCCTTGTGGGAACTACGACTGATATTGCATCTTCAAAAGTAACTATATCATCAACTACACAAGGATTCCTCCCACCTCGGATGACAACCACACAAAAGAACGCAATCAGTAGTCCTGCTGCAGGTCTGCAAGTGTACGATACAACATTAAATCAAATGTCATATTACAATGGCACAACTTGGGTAAACTTTTAAAATAAAATAAAAATGGCAAAACAAATCTCACCCGTTACAATATGGGTAAATGGCGAAAGCAAACAAGCAGAGTATTTTCAAGTGACTTGCAT